AATTGAACAATTAAAAGTAGAGGCAGATGTAGGTCCTTTAAAATATATTGCAGAATTAATTTATGGAGAACAAGCAGAACAATATTTTGATAAAGCAGTAAGAATTATTATCATAGTTTTAATCTTTGTATTTGACCCATTGGCAGTATTAATGTTGATTGCTGCTAACATATCTTTTAAACAAAGGTCAATGCACAAAGCATTAACAAAGGTTAATAAAGAAGATAGATTAGTAGATAAAATTGAAAGACAAAATATAAGATTTAAAAGACTCAAAGCAAGAGAAAAAGATTATAAAACATTTGTTGAAAAAACGTTTAATAAGGAATTATCCGAATTGGATCCAGATGAAATTAAATTAAAGTTGAATCAAATAGTAGATTGGAATGAAACGAAAGTGAAAGAGGAAGTTTAATAGTAATGCCATTATATTCATTTAAGAACACCAAGAGTGGCAAAGAATTTGAAATGTTTATGTCTATGGATAAAAGGGAAAGTTATTTAAAAGATAATCCAGATATCCAACAGACAATATCCAAAGTTAATATTGTTGCTGGTGTGTCAGGAATGAGTTATAGACAAGACCAAGGTTGGAAAGAAAATTTAAGTAGGATTGCAGAAGCACATCCTAATAGTGCATTAGCAAAAGAGCACGGTAAAAGAACTATAAAAGAAGTTAGAACAGATAACGTTATAAAGAAACATAGAAAAATACAGAAAGAAAAGGCAAAGAAATTTGCAAAGTAGAGAGTATGCAAGAAATAAATAATAAGGTTAGTAGTGTGAGTGAGCAACTGAAACCCAACGGTCGTAAACCGGCGCAAAGTAAGTCAATCCACTCCTACACTACCGACAATGGGGGCAGGTTCTATACCGTAACCTCCAATTATGTGATGGCCTGCCCTTTAATAAAGGAGGTAGTATGAAAAATATTATGAGAAAGATTTTATTATTAAGTTTATTATTAGTATTACCGGCGTGTTCGGAATTTGCTTTTCTAGCAAGTGGTGGGAGTTTTGCTGTGAATAATAATGCGTATGTGAAAGTATATAATGGAGCAAATATGGCCACTATAGTAACCACTAAAAAAGATATTAAGACACACGCTTACAATTATGTTGTCAAACCAACATATACCTACATAGTCAATCCTACAAACGAATATGTAGTGAAACCTGCTGTGTTATCAGCAACCAAAAATACAAATACCATTCAAATGGCTTTTGGTTGGGAACAAGAATATATAACTAATACATCAGGCAGAATAATACCAAAAGAAAAACCACCAGTAAACGATAAGGAGGCATATTAATATGGCCGAAAAAGGTATACCAGATTTTATGCGTGAATTTGATATGAATATAGATTATGGATTCACACCAGTATCATCTAAACCTGTTGAACAAAAACCAGGTGTAGATAAACAAGCATTAGATTCTAAATTTGAAGGAACAAATTTAGAACTATCAAAAGTTAAATCCGACGTAGCTACAATTAAATCTATGATGAACGAAGTAATGCAAATTACAGCTGAAAAAGATTCAGTAAATAAAGAAATTGCAAGTGCTGATGTTAAGAGTAGATTTAAAGAAATAGAAAAGATAGTCCTACCATTCTTATACAATCTATCTAAATCGGATGAACCATACATACATTGGCCAAATCGTGGACCAATTATAAGAAGTCAGATTGAGAAAGTATTAAAACTAACAAGGGGGTAATTTATGAATCTTCGCAAGAAGCTGATTAAAGACCACAAGCGTATGAATACGAAAACTAAAGAACTAACTGAACAACGAAAATTTGATAGGAGTCCTATGAGTTGGATTCAATTAAGAGAATTAAAAAAACAAAAATTAGCAACCAAGGATAAAATTAATGAAGCTAACTAAAAACTTTAGTCTAAAAGAATTGACTCGAAGTCAAACAGCTGACCGTAAAGGGATTATGAATAATCCCAATGAGGACCAGATAGACAAATTACAGGTATTATGCGAATTTATTTTGCAACCAGTTAGAGACCACTTTAAACAAGTGGTTTCTGTGTCTAGCGGGTATCGCTCAGCTGAATTGTGTATTGCAATTGGATCAAGTGTCAATTCACAACACGCCAAAGGAGAAGCGGCTGATTTTGAAATATTTGGAGTGGCTAATAAACAATTGGCCGATTATATCTATAAGCATTTAGATTTTGACCAATTGATATTAGAATACCACGATCCAGATGAACCGAATAGTGGTTGGGTCCATTGTTCGTATAAGAACACAGGTAATAGAAAAGAATATTTAAGAGCGTTTAGAGATCCTAATGGTAAAACTGTGTATGAAAAGGCACATACAGCAGATTGGGAACCTAAGCCTAGTGAGTTAATGGATATGTATGCAACAAAGGGAGTGTGACCCTTTGACAATAACATATAATTATGTTATACTGATAAGATAATGATGAGGAGAATATAATATGGCATTTAATTATGTAAAACTTGATGAAAGTAATATGCCTAAAAATTTAGGTAAGAAGGGTAAGAACCAAGATGGTATGAGATTTTATACTATTGATGGTGTAAATTATCCTTCGGTTACATCTATTTTAGGACAAATACCTGAACGAGCTGCGAAGATACAAGAGTGGAGGGATGCTGTTGGCGAACAAATGGCCAATTACATATCTCGGTCTGCTATCAATCGTGGCAAAACATTACATACACTTATAGAAAATCATTTAAGGAATCAGGACGATAAATCAATTGGTATTACCAAGGTATCACCATTAGGATTATTCAGATTGATTAAACCTTATTTAGCAAGGATAGATAATATTCATTGTGTTGAAGATTTTTTGTATTCAAAAGAGATTAGTGTTGCAGGCCAAGTAGATTGTATTGCTGAATATAAAGGCAAACTATCTGTATTGGACTTTAAGTCATCTACTAAACAAAGAGATAGAGATTATAACTATGGTAACTTTCTACAAACTGCTGCTTATGCAAAAATGTTTGAAGAAATGTTTCCAGATAAGAAAATAGAACAAACAATTGTTTTAGCTTCTTGTGAAGATGGTTATGTCCAAGAGTGGATACACGAAAGAGCAAAAATGGAAGAGCACCAAGAGCTATTCTATAAACACGCAACAGACTTTTTTAATAATCATAAAGAAAAATTAGCGGAAGTTGAATAAATATATGTGTGATGTTTTCAAAAATTTTGAAGGTAATATTTGGGGTAGTAATCGTGAGTAGTTTGTTTTTACAATCTGCCAACACCGAAGAACAGCCTAATATACCTTTAAATCCATATAATTATGGTATGTATTTAAGTAGATTTCCTGCTGCTTGTGGACCAGTTGAATTAGTTAACGAAATGCTAAACAAAAAAGGATTTAAGCCCACACACGCAAGTTTAGGAAGAGTTGGGGCCAATCCAGAAGGTAATCCAGTTTTTATGACAATGATATATAGAAATAAGGATCAGTTATTGATAACAATTGAAACACCACAACAAGTTGAAAAATGTATATTATTTTTATCATTTAATACATATGAAATACCACAAGATGGAGATGAATAATGACTAATGACAAATGGGATGAACAAGATAATGCTCACGCTGCTACATATGAAAATGAAACTCGAAATCAAAGAACGGTTACAATCCCTTTAAGGGAATATGATAAACTGCAAGAGCAGAAAAATTATATAACTAGTAAAACTTTGATTGATATTATAGACAATGTAGAACGATTGGTGAGAGCTTTAAGAAAACATATTATCCGACACGATTTAATAGAAAACTTTATACCTAAAAAGGACAAATAAGTTTTATTATAGAAAGAACATTTAGGAGATTAAATGTCCAAGCTTGGTGACCCTACTGATTTCAGTTATCGTATTGACAAGGTTTTAAAAGTTGTTGATGGTGATACAATAGATGTTAGAATTGATATGGGGTTTGATATTAAATATAAAAGTAGAGTTAGACTATATGGTATAGATACACCAGAGAGTAGAACAAGAGATTTAGTTGAAAAGAAGTATGGACTTAAATCTAAAAAGTATTTAAAAGAGGTATTACTAAATGGCAAAAGAAAAATTATTAAGACACATAGAGGTGAACAAACAGGTAAATTTGGTAGAATATTAGGTGAGATTTTTATTGATGGAAAGAATATTAATTTAGATATGTGTAAAAAAGGTTATGCAGTACATTATCACGGACAGAATAAAAAATTAGTTGAAAAAGAACATTTAAAAAATCGTAAAAGGTTAGGTAAATAGAATTTGACGTTGAAGGATAGATAATAGTTGGAGAAGACTCGGGTGCAATTCCCGACCACTCCACCATTTATACAATGCAATATAAGGGGTGGAATTAGGATCGATTCACAATCAAAACTATCTGGAGTTAAATCGCTGATAGCGTACTATCAAAACACATAAAAGCTAACGAAAGTTATGCTCTTGCTGCCTAGTTAATAGGTAACGGCGTTTGATAGTATATCGTGGCAACAGAAAAACTATCGTATACTTTGGGCAACAGAAACGGGACATTGACATTACTCTTAATTATGATATAATATACTATATGATAACAAGTAAACAATTTGCATTAAAGATTGAGGATATTGTAAAGTCTAAAAAGATTCCTTATATAGACGCCGTGTGTTTATATTGTGAAAACAATGGCATAGATACAGGCACCGTAGGTAAACTCGTCAACAAATCACTAAAAGAAAAAATAAAATTAGAAGCAGAGAAGTTAAATTTTCTGCCAAAAACAAGTAAGCTATTATTATGATAAAAGTTGAAATGATAGATAAAATGGGCACAGACCTATCAGTAGTAAATGCTGCTAGAGTGTCCTATGCAAAGATTAAAGGACAATTTGAAGATAAGGATACAAAGTTAATTTCATTTTTAGCAAAACACGGACATTGGTCACCATTTGCTCATGCCTCATTATCATTTAGAATTAGAGCACCAATATTTGTTGCAAGACAATTAGTTAAACATCAAGTAGGATTAAGTTGGAACGAAGTAAGTAGGCGTTATGTATCATATGAGCCTGAACTATATAATATAGATGAATGGAGAGGCAAACCTGTCAATTCAAAACAAGGTTCGTCTGGAACAATAGAGTTAAGTGACCTTGCCAAATTAACTTATAGTAAAATGATGGAGGGTTGTAAGATTTTATATGACCAATTATTGAGTGAAGGTGTAGCACCTGAACAAGCAAGGGCAGTATTACCACAATCAATGATGACCGAATGG